GTTTACTTTCATTTTCACGCAGACCAATTGTTAAAGGTCGCGCTGATAATGGTAAATTTAAATATAAGGTCATTGGAACACTGACCTCTGGTCAGATGTTTACATCGTTGACTGGCGTTTTGGTTGTTTGTGGTATTCTATATAGATTTTGCAAGGACAATAACCTACGGTTGATTAACTGTGGTGATGATTGTACCTTATACGGTGAGAAAGGTGACATAAAGGCATCGTATGCCAAACTGGAAAAGTTGTTTTTAAAGGCGGGGATGATTGTTGAATTGGGCAAACCACAGGATTCTTTAGAGGGTTCTGAGTTTTGTCAAATCAAGGTCGTCCAAGACGGCACTGTCTATCGTTCAGTGCGTAATGTTAAGGCTGTTCTTTCTAAAGATTCAGTCTGCCTGGACCGTATTGTCGTTCCGCATAAATTAGCTGCATGGTGTAGATCCGTGGCTAAAGGAGGTCTCGCGAGTTTTGGCGGGATTCCTGTGCTACAGAACCTATATAAGTGTATGTTAAGATCTTATGACAACTTTGTGTGTACTGCCAAACTCTCTAAACGACAGTCTAAGAGAATGAGACAGTATGAAGTCTCCAGAGACGGCCAATATGCAATTTGGGGTTTTGACCTCACACATGAATTCACTGAGTGTAGTGATTCGATGAGACTTTCATTTGAGAATGCTTATGGGGTTTCACCTGTGGATCAACTTTTGTTAGAGGAGTATTACGATAACCTTATGATAAATTTTGTGAAACCTGAGGAGAGAGAGGTGCTGGAAACGGCACTTTCACTCTTCCTATAGAGGGCATTGGGTCGCACCGGGTAATGGCCCAAAACGTTACCTAATTGTTGGTGTAAATATTTACGTGCTAAACAAAACGCCGAGAGACTGCACGGCGCCCCTAAATATCAGTTCCGGTGCGATGAACAGTCCCGTTATGTCATTGCGGGATCCAATATAAATGACAAATAAAAATAAACAAACAGCCAACCCTAACTCTAAGAAATCCCAGAAGCGTAATCGCAGAAAGGAGGAGAAAGATGTAGGTGTAGTTGGCAAGACCCTTAGAGCCTTGGGAGGTTTGGGTGGTTCGGCGATTGGTGGCTTTGTTGGTTTGCCTAGAGAGATGGCTGCCTCCGGGAGGAATCTCGGTGCCACGCTTTCTAAATGGCTGGGTTTCGGCGATTATCAGATCGTTCAGAACTCTATACTGCAAGGTTTCCGTCGCAATGGGCAAATTCCTTCGATGCACCGTAATGGTCAATCTATTATTGTGCGCCATAAAGAGTATTTGCTCGATATTACTGCCACTAATACCACTACACCCACTGCTTTTGGCGCCAATGGTGTTCTTGGTTCTTATCAACTTCCTATTAATCCTGGTTTACCACAAACATTCCCATGGCTATCAACGATAGCCTCTCAATATCAAGAGTACCGTATCCGAGGCATGGTATTTCACTATGTCCCAACATCAGGTACTTATACAGCTAATGGTCCAACGATTGGTTCTGTAATGTTTGCCACTCAGTATAAAGCTGGTGTGGCGGCATTCACTAATAAGTTGACTATGCTTAATGAGTACTATTCATCTGACAGTTCTCCTGATAAGGATTTCTGCCATCCAATTGAGTGTGATCCAAAAGAAAATCCTTTTAAGGTTCAGTATGTTCGTACTGGTGCAATTCCTTCAAATGATGATCCCAAACTCTATGACCTGGGAGAATTTAATTTTTCCACTGAGAACTGTCCTTCTTTGGGACAGACTTGCGGAGAGTTGTGGATATCATATGAAGTTGAATTGATGAAACCTGTTGTGTCTGGATATTCTGGCGCACTCGTACAATCTGCCCACTACCAAGCTACAGCCACCGGTTTGGGGGCTACTCATCCGCTCGGTAGTGGAAACGTGTTTACGCAACTAATCGATACTTTTGCTAATTATCCTGGAATTACCTTTGATTCCGGTGTACATATAAATTTACCTAAAGGAACAATAGGAACTTACTTGATCCAGATCTGGTGGTCTGGAACTACA